GGTCGACGCGTTCAAGCTTGCTTTAGAGGCGCAGAGATACGCAACCCCGGCGGCTTTGCGCGCTCTGGTAATAGAGCGGTTGACGGCTCACGCCATCGACGATTCCAATGCTCCCGCGCAAAGGCTCCGCGCGCTAGAGTTGCTGGGCAAGGTGACCGAGGTCTCGGCATTTACCGAAAGGCGCGAGACTATCGTTACGGATAGCACAGCGACGGCGCGGGACAAACTGATCGGTTCGCTCCGAGCCGCGATACAAGCGCCTGGTTCCGAGGCCGGGGCCGCGCTACTCGCGGAACTCCGGCGCGGACGCGCTGCGGAGGTGATAGACGTGCTGCCAAACCCGGCCGACGCGCCACCGGAGGCCTTGCAGATTGACGAAGGCGCGCCCCCACCCGCCCCCGCCCCCCCGATAGCGGCCGCCGGCCCCGGCCTGGCACTTGCTTAGTAATCAGCACCCCCAGTTCCTTTTTTATTGGAACGGCGACCACCGAAACAATCCGTGTAACTTTGTTACTCTGCAAAAAATGTCAGTGTAACAGCGTTACACTGAGACCCTAATAAAGCTTACGGAACAATGAGTTACAAGTTTTTTGCTGAAATGAAAAATTTTGCAACGTAAAAAATTTTATACAAAAAAAATATGACGCCAGCGCAGAAACAGATATTTTTGGTAATAGATGAGTGGTGGAAGAGATATGGTTTTGGGCCGTCGATAGATGATGTGATGGAATTTACTGGGGAGAAGGGTAGGGGGAATGTATCTAGGAAGATGTGGGTGTTGGTGGATTTGGGGATATGTAAAGGGGTTAGGAAGAGGGCTAGATCTATACGACCATCTGGATTGAGGGTGAGAACAATTGAGTGATTTAACGGATGAGGAGTTGTTTGATTTACTGAAGTCTTTACCTGAAGACAAGTTGTTGCAGGTTGTGGATCAGTTGCCTGTTGGGCAGAGGGATCATTTGTTGTTGATGGCGGATGGGTATGTAAGTTCTGTTAATAGGGAGAAGGGGCAGAATGATTTCATGGAGTATGTAAGGGCGATGTGGCCTGGTTTTATACATGGGAGACATCATGAGGTTATGGCTAGGAAGTTTGAGGAGATAGCTTCTGGGAAGTTGAAGAGACTGATTATCAATATGCCTCCTAGACATACGAAGTCGGAGTTTGCGTCTTTTTTGCTGCCGAGCTGGTATTTGGGGAAGTTTCCTGACCGGAAGATCATTCAGGCTTCCAATACGTCTGAGTTGGCGGTTGGTTTTGGTAGGAAGGTGAGGAACTTAGTTGGTGGGGATGTTTACACCAAGATTTTTCCTAATGTATCTTTGAGACACGACTCTAAAGCTGCTGGCAGGTGGTCTACTAATATGAATGGGGAGTACTTTGCTATTGGGGTTGATGGGACTGTTACGGGTAAAGGCGCAGATTTACTGATTATTGATGATCCTCATAGTGAACAAGAAGCCAAGCTAGCCGAGTCTAATCCGGCGGTTTATGATTCTGTGTATGAATGGTTTACTTCAGGACCGAGACAACGGTTACAGCCTGGGGGAGCTATTGTTATAGTAATGACTAGGTGGTCAAAGCGGGATTTGACTGCTCAGGTCATTAAAGCGGCAGCCCAAAGGGGCGGAGAAGAGTGGGAATTGATAGAATTTCCGGCTATTCTTCCTTCGGGAAAGTCTTTATGGCCTGAATTCTGGTCTTTTGAAGAATTAGATGCACTAAAGACTGAACTATCAAATAGTAAGTGGCAGGCCCAATACCAGCAAAATCCGACCGCAGAGTCGTCGGCTCTTATAAAAAGAGAATGGTGGAGAGTATGGGAAGGTGAAGAACCGCCAGTATGTTCATTTATCCTGATGGCGTGGGATACGGCTTACGAAAAAAGTAACAGGGCGGACTATTCGGCGTGTACGACTTGGGGGGTTTTTACAACAACCAACGAAGACAACAAGGAAATAACCAATATTATTTTGTTAAATGCGTTGAGAGATAGAGTCGAATTCCCAGAATTAAAACGCATGGTGATGGCGGAATATAAAGAATGGAAACCAGATTCGGTCATTATTGAAAAAAAGGCTTCTGGCGCTCCTTTGATTTACGAACTGCGAGCAATGGGGATTCCTGTGCAGGAATTTACCCCGACAAAAGGCAATGACAAAATCATAAGACTGAACGCAGTGTCTGACATTTTTGCTTCAGGAAGAGTCTGGGCACCCAACACGAACTGGGCAGAAGAAGTCATAGATGAAGTCGCATCTTTTCCTGCTGGTGATCACGATGACTATGTAGATACAGTCTCTATGGGACTGATGCGTTTCAGAAAAGGCGGTTTTCTTACCACAGACATGGATGAAGAAGAACCTAAAATAAAATTCCGGTCAAGACATGCTGTTTACTATTAAGGATTGAACATGGAAAAATCACTCTACCAAGCCCCCGTAGGACTTGGATCTCTTGTTGGGCCGGAAATTGAAATTATCATCGAAGAACCGGAAGTCACTATTGAAGTTGTAGAAGAAGATTTCAATTGCAATCTGGCAGATGAATTAAGTCCAAATCAATTGCAATCTTTAGCCTCTGAACTTCTAGAGGATTACGGTACGGATATAAGCTCCAGACGAGAATGGTTGGATACATACGTCAAAGGGTTAAAGTTGTTAGGTCTTAAATACGAAGAACGAACCGAACCGTGGCCGGGTGCTTGTGGTGTTTTCCATCCACTGTTGATGGAGTCGGCGGTTAAATTCCAGTCAGAAACGATCATGGAAACCTTCCCCGCAATGGGGCCGGTAAAAACCGTTGTTATAGGTAAAGAGACACAAGAGAAAAAAGACGCTTCCGTTCGTGTTGCTGCGGACATGAACTATGAATTGACGGAAGTAATGCGAGAGTACCGGCCAGAACATGAGCGGATGCTGATCAGTCTTTGTCTTTCTGGAAATGCTTTCAAGAAAATCTACTTTGATCCTTCTTTGAATAGGCAGACTGCTGTGTTTATACCAGCAGAAGATATTGTTGTTCCTTATGGAGCAACCAACCTGGAACAAGCCGAACGGGTCACTCACAGGATGAGAAAGACCGAAAACGAAATGCGAAGGTTACAAGTCGCCGGGTTCTATAGGGATGTAGATCTTGGTACTCCGGTAATGGTGTTGGATGAAGTAGAAAAACAAAAAGCTAAAGATCAAGGTTTTAACGCTTCTGTAGATAGCAGATTCCAGATTCTGGAAATGCACGTTGATTTGGATCTTGAAGGATATGAAGACAAAAAAGACGGAGAGCCTACTGGTATAGCCTTACCGTATGTCGTAACGATAGAAAAAGGCACCAATACGGTTTTGGCCGTGCGGAGAAACTGGTTGGAAGAAGACCCCCTTAAATTCAGGAGGCAGCACTTTGTACATTATGGATACATACCGGGTTTCGGGTTTTACTACTTTGGACTGATTCATCTGATCGGTGGTCACGCTCAAGCAGCGACCTCATTGATGAGGCAGTTGGTAGATGCAGGAACCCTGTCTAACCTACCCGGCGGGTTAAAAGCAAGGGGTCTTCGTATCAAAGGAGACGACACCCCAATTGCACCGGGAGAATTCAGAGATGTAGATTTGCCATCAGGCGCAATAAAAGACAATATTTTGCCTCTGCCTTACAAAGAACCTAGCGGCGTACTTTTGACGTTGATGGACAAAATCGTCAACGACGGCCAAAGATTTGCAGCAACAGGAGATCTCAAAGTCAGCGATATGTCTTCTCAGTCTCCGGTGGGGACTACGCTGGCTATTCTCGAAAGAATGCTGAAAGTGATGTCTGCTGTACAGGCAAGAATTCACTATGCCATGAAGCAGGAATTCAAACTTCTGGCTGGGATCATAAGGGACAACTGTCCTTCTGAATACACTTATGAGCCGGAAGTAGGAAGCAAAAAAGCCAAACAATCCGATTACGATCTTGTTTCTGTAATACCTATTTCCGATCCCAATGCCTCAACCATGAGCCAAAGGGTCGTGCAGTTCCAAGCTGTTCTACAACTATCGGCAGGCGCTCCTCAAATATACGATTTGCCTTATCTCCATAGGCAAATGATTGAAACCTTGGGCGTAAAAAATGCGGAGAAAATAGTTCCGATAGAAGACGACATGAAGCCTGTAGACCCTGTTACAGAAAACATGAACATCATGCGAGGAAAGCCAGTAAAAGCCTTCCTCATTCAGAACCATGAGGCTCATCTAAGTGTACACATAACGGCTATGAAAGATCCCAAACTGGCTGCTCTTATGGGACAAAACCCAAAAGCACAAGCTCTACAAGCAGCCGCAGCCAATCACATCATGGAGCATGTAGCCTTTGCCTACAGGAAAGGAATAGAAGACCAACTTGGCGCAGCACTTCCCCCAATGGAAGACGACGAAGTCCGTGAGTTGCCTCCAGAGATAGAAGCCCAATTGGCTCAATTGACCTCACAAGCAGCTCAAAAACTGCTGCAAAAGAACACTGCCGAGACTCAACAACAACAAGCAGCACAACAGCAACAAGATCCGTTAATTCAAATGCAGCAGAAAGAACTTCAGATTAAAGAGCAAGAAGTTCAGCAAAAAGGTCAGCTTGCCCAAGCCGAATTGCAACGCAAGTCCACCAAAGACCAGATGGATGCAGCCGCTAAAGCTGATGACATCAGGCTTCGTGAAGAAGCTTTGAAAGCAAAGCAGGATTACGACGGTGCAAAA